CCACTAGTCTATAAAAGTTCATGGTCTTATGTGACATTGAGTGGATAGAACCACTGTACCACCTACAAACAACACAGCCACTGGCAAATGTTATCTGGTGTGTTTTTATCGGGTTACGCATCCCGCGTCTTTTTTATCGTCTGACTCTAGACCTACCACGCATTTGGGGTGGAGGCTGGGTCTTAGAACGCTCTTTTCCTTTCCTTCTAGGGGGTTGTGCCGGTTTATTCCAATCTACTTGGCTTATTCCCGGCCCCCATGAATTTGGTGGAGGAATGGCATTCTTGACAGTTTTTGCTTTTTTCTTTCTCGGTTTTTCATTATCTTCCATAGCTTGACTCAATCCACTTACAGCCATCCCAATCCCTTTAAGAGCTGGGTGGGGGAGTGTAGAAAGAACAGGACCAATGTACTTAGCTGCAGTTCTAGCTGCATCATAAAACCAATCACCTAAACCATTCTCCTTTACAGGAACAGCAACAGGGAGGTCTGAAATAACTCTTGAATAAAGGTCTAAAACATCTGGATCATACTCTGCTGACAGAGTCGCCAATGGCAATACTTCTTTGTCATCAGGTCCAGGAAATTTTTCCATAAAAGCAACTTGATTTAAAATCAAGACAGTTTCATCAGAAAGTCCACTATAAATTTCACCATGAAGATGAAAATTATGCACTCTAAAACCAGGAATAGTCCTGTATGTGCTTGTACCAACTTCTGCTCCTGGCCTGGGGCCATAAACATTTGAAGTGGCTATAAGACCTTCTGAATCATATGATCCGGAACCAGCAATAACAGGTGCTTTCGGTGAAATCAAAGTAGCAGGATTCTCAATATTATGAAAAGCAGCAACAGAATAAGATCCGTCTTTAGCCTCCCACTGTCGAGAACCACTTAAAAGTAAAGCTTCACTTTGAGTTGCAGGTGGATACCTAACTAAAGGTCCATCGAAAGAACACCATGTGCCGTCAGTAGTTGAAGCATAAATCCAACCAGTGTCCGAATTTTCATTTGACATCATTCTGTAAACTGTAACAGACCCCTGAAGGTTGATTTGAGCAGTCGTATTATGAACTTCGTGACCAAGTCCAATAATTCTAACTAAACCATCAGTATAAACACTATCTAGATCTATACGACCCATGATAGCACAACCATTAGCACCAGCAATATCAAGTTCTACTCCTTCAGGAACATAGTAAGCAGTCAAC